AATAATAATAATAGACATGAAAAATAATTTTGATCTTAAAAAATTCTTAGTAGAGAATAAACTTACTACTACTAGTAAAATGTTAGCAGAAAGAAACGACATCGTGGATGTTAGCGAACTTGATGTAGAAACTGCTTTCAAAGATGCCGGTATTGATATGAGTAAACCTGTACTAGTTCTCTTTATGGACGGAGGTCACGGAGGACAAGAAAACAAAGGAATAATATCAGCACAAGAAGCATTAAATATGTTTAACCGACTAAGAGCGGAAGCTATTAAAGATGGTCGTGAAGATAATTATGAATTTGATAACGAGCTAGGCTTCTCTGCAGAAGGATATGAATATAAAATTTCCTACTTTGAACAAGAATCTGATACTTATGCTCTAATGCAAAAAGTGGGTTAACAACTAGTATTTAGATAGTGAACCTTATAGACAAAGCTATACTCGAATGGTCATATAGAACCAAAAAAGGATACCCTGATCTTAATAATGAAGAGGATATAGCTTTGTTTGAATCTATATTTGGTTTCGGTATTGATGAATCTAATTTAGCAAGCTCTGCAACTGGATACCCAGGTTCTACAGGTACTTTCGAAAAGTACGTAAGAGATAAAGAAGATTCAAATAATTTTTTGTACTCTGCAGATAAAGATGCTAAATTATTCCCAATAGATTCAGATGATGAACAAGTCTCAATAAAAAGAAGAGAGGAGTTTAACATAGTATCTAAATCTGAAAAAGACCTTATTAAAAGAGGAAATACTTACCTAGCCACAGTAAGGTATAAAGGTAAAGACTACTTAATGAGATTGTCTGATATAAACAAACCTACAGGTAAGGGAGTAGAAAAATTTGAACCAGGAGAAAGTAAAAAGAATAAAACAGATGTATTACATCCATTTATACCTGGACATCCTCAAGAAAAAGAAGTAGCTTTACTTTTTCAAAATGCTTCTGATGAAAATTATGAATTTGAACATAAAGGAAAAAAACTTGAAATTACCTATATAGGAGAACCAAGAGGTAAGACACCCGGTAAGCCTAAAACAGACTTATTTGTAGAATTAAAACAACCTATCTCAGAAATCAATTCTAATAAGTTGAAAATTAGTCTTAAAGCAGGCAATGCTACTTTTGTTGAAAACTGGACAAGACCTGAACGAGCTTTACAGATATTTGAAAGATCTAAACTTAAATCAGAGGTAATAAAAATATATAACGGTATAGTAAATAACACTCTGCTTAAAAAAGGAACATCAGCACTAAATCTAGCATTTTTCATAAGTACTTCTTCTAGAACATATGACATAGAAGGAAGAGGTCCGTTAAAGTTAAATAACGAAGAGGCTTTAGAGGCATATACTGCATCTAAAAAATTCGGAGCTGATAGTGAATTAACTCCTAATTGCTTTTTTAAAGGCACAGTACCGGATAATATATCAGATTTTATTTCTAATTTAGTCCTATTTGACTCTGGAGCTTTAAAATATCTCGAGGAACTTTACATTCATATAAGAGGTTCTAACGAGTCTAGAAGTGCATCACTCTTTATACAAAGAGAATCAATAGACACTCCTTGGTATATAAACCCAATTTGGATAGATGCTTTAGGGATTAAGGAGACAGAAAAAGATGGTATAAGAATATACAAGTAGTTATGGCACAAGACATAAAAAAGATAGTCGCACAAGAGTATATCAAGTGCGCTAAAGATCCGGCATACTTCATGAAGAAGTATTGCCATATACAGCACCCTACTCGGGGACGTATACTATTCAACCTCTACCCTTTCCAGGAAAAAGTATTACATTTATTTAGAGATAACCAATACCTTATTACTCTTAAATCAAGACAGCTTGGTATATCAACTCTTGCTGCAGCATATAGTTTATGGTTAATGTTATTCCATAAAGATAAGAACGTACTTGCTCTGGCAACTACTCAAGCTACTGCTCGTAACCTTGTAACTAAAGTAACATTCATGTACGAAGAGTTACCTAAATGGTTAAAACTACCAGCAGTAGAGAAAAACAAATTATCACTAAGACTTAAAAACGGATCTAAAGTACAAGCTAAATCATCTTCACCTGATGCAGCACGATCAGAAGCAGTATCGTTACTCCTTATGGATGAAGCAGCCTTTATAGAGAATGTAGATGAAACCTTCACCGCTGCTCAACAAACCTTAGCAACGGGTGGACAATGTATGGCACTGTCTACTCCTAATGGTATAGGAAACTGGTTCCACCAAACATGGGAAAAAGCTGAAACAGGAGAGAATTCATTCTTACCTATTAGGCTACCTTGGACGGTACACCCTGAAAGGGATCAAGAATGGAGAGATCAACAAGATAGAGATTTAGGTCCTAAAATGGCCGGTCAGGAATGTGACTGTGACTTTTTAAGTTCTGGTGATACTGTATTTGAAGGTGAAGATATGTCTTTTTATGAAGAAACATATCAAAAAGATCCTCTTGAAAGAAGAGGTGTAGATAGTAACTTATGGATATGGGAAGGAGTAGATTACTCTAAATCATATATGGTTGTAGCTGACGTTGCTAGAGGTGATTCAACTGACTATTCAGCATTTCATATATTTGATATAGAAAATGCAGTACAAGTAGGTGAATATAAAGGTAAAATATCTCCCAAAGAATTCGGTAATGTACTAGTAGGAATAGCATCAGAGTATAACGATGCATTACTAGTTTGTGAAAATGCAAACATTGGATGGGCTACAATAGAACAGATACTAGAAAGAGAGTATAGAAACATGTACTACAGTTCTACTAATAATATGGAATCTGTAGAATCATACATGCATAAATTTGAAAGAGATAAATTAGTACCTGGCTTTACAATGTCAGCTAGAACAAGACCTTTAGTAATAGCTAAAATGATCGAATATATCAGAGATCATTCAGTTACTATTCAATCTAAAAGGTTAATGGCTGAGATGAGAGTATTTATCTGGAAAAACGGTAAAGCTCAAGCTCAAGATAGATATAATGATGACCTTATAATGTCATGTGCGACTGCTCTGTATGTTAGGGATACAGCCCTCAGATTACGTCAACAAGGTATGGACTTAGCTAGAGCACAGCTATCTTCATTCTCTAATCTAAATGCTCAAAACAAAGCAGTTATACAATCAGTTGGTACCCAGAGAGAAAATCCTTATCTTACTAAGACAGCCTACGGTGACGAAGACATCAGATGGTTGTTAAAATAGATCTATTTATAAATAAACTTAACCGTAATGGCGGATACTTCAATTTTTGGTAGGCTGAAACGTCTTTTCGCTTCTGATATAGTAATCAGAAACGTAGGAGGAGATGAGCTTAAAGTAGCAGATGTTAATCAAATACAGACTACCGGTAGATATGAAACTAACTCTTTAGTCGATAGATTTAGTAGATTATATATCTATAATAACAAAAATATTTTTAATCCAAACCTTAACTATCAAACGTTAAGGATACAGTTATATTCGGACTATGAAGCAATGGATACCGATCCTATTATAGCTTCTGCGTTAGATATTATAGCTGATGAAGCTACGGTTAAAAACGATCAGAATGAAATACTAGCAATAAAATCATCTGATGAAAATATTCAACGAGTACTTTATAACTTATTTTACGATGTTTTAAATATCGAATTTAACTTATGGTCATGGACTCGTAACATGTGTAAATATGGAGACTTTTTCTTAAAGCTAGAAGTAGCAGAGAAGTTCGGAGTTTACAATGTTCTTCCGTATACAGTTTACCATATGATTAGAGAAGAAGGAACAGACCCAGAAAGTCCTTCTAAAGTTACATTTAAACTAGACCCTGACGGTTTAGCTTCTTCTCAACATCCTAATTATTTACCGAAAAGAAAAGCTGAACAAAGAGTTGTTGAGTTTGATAATTACGAGATTGCACACTTTAGATTAATCTCTGATACTAACTACCTACCTTACGGACGTTCTTATTTAGAGCCTGCTAGAAAGATCTTTAAGCAAGTTACTCTAATGGAAGATGCTATGTTAATTCATAGAATCATGAGAGCTCCAGAAAAGAGAATGTTCTATATTAATGTAGGAAATGTTCCACCAAATGAGGTAGAGCAGTTTATGCAAAAGACCATTAATCAAATGAAGAAGACTCCTTATGTAGGAGATGATGGTCAATACAACTTACGTTTTAACCTTCAGAATATGATGGAGGATTTCTACCTTCCAGTTCGTGGAGGAGATACTTCTACCCGTATTGAAACTACAAAAGGTTTAGAGTACGATGGAGTAACTGACGTACAATACCTACAGGCTAAAATGTTTGCTGCTCTCAAAATTCCAAAAGCATATTTTGGATTTGAAGGAGATCTTAACGGTAAAGCAACATTAGCAGCTGAAGATATTCGTTTTGCAAGAACAGTAGAACGAGTACAAAAGATTATGGAATCAGAGCTAACTAAAATAGCTCTAGTACATTTATACACGCAAGGATTCACAGGAGAATCACTTACTAACTTTGAACTGAAATTAACTACCCCTTCTATTATCTTTGAACAAGAGAAAGTAGCTCTACTCAAGGAAAAAGTAGATTTAGCTTCCCAAATGAAGGATACTAAAATGTTCTCTTCTGATTACATTTATGAGAAGATATTTGACATGTCTGAAGACCAGTACATGCAAGAAAGAGATTTAGTTAGAGAAGATAGTAAAGCTATGTTTAGATTAGCTCAGATAGAAAATGAAGGAAACGATCCAGCTAAATCTGGAATGACATACGGTACTCCTCACGATTTAGCTTCTATGTACGGTAGAAGAGCCACTTCAACACCTAAAGGAGGATCTCCTGAAGAACTTCCACAAGGATACTCAGAAATGGAACCTAAATGGGGGGAACCAGGCCCTGAAGGTGGTAGACCTAGAGAAAAGGCATCTGTATATGGAACTAATCAAAACCCAGTAGGAGGACGTGATCCTCTAGGAGTTCACGGTATGCACGGAGGATTTCCATCAGATAATGAAAATGTAATGGAGAACCTATCTACACAGGCTGTCTATCATAAAAATAAAGAATCCTTAAAGAATATTGTATTTAAAAAAGAATCTATTCAAGAGTCAGACCTCCTAAATGAGGACAATATTAGAGAATAGGTAAGTGATACATATTTATATATAGTAAACGTGTATAATGAAGATAAAACACTCAAAATTTCGTAATACAGGTCTTATTTTTGAATTGCTAGTAAAGCAAATAGCTGCTGATACTCTTAATGGAAAAGATTCAGCTGCTGTTACTATACTTAAAAATTTCTACTCTAATAAGTCTTCATTGGCTAAAGAGTATAAACTATATGAATTTATAGTTAAAAATAAGAATGTATCACAATCTAAAGCCGAAGCAATAGTTTCAACTATTACAGAGGTATCTAGAAAATTAGATCAGAAAACACTTAAAGCTCAAAAATACGAACTTATATCAGCTATTAAAGAAAGCTATGATGTTAATGAGTTTTTTGGTATGCAGGTAAGAGATTATAAACCTCTTGCTGCACTATATTGTCTGTTGGAAGCACAAAACAATGATAATCTTATTAACCCTCAAGTACTAATAGACAATAAGACTACAATATTAGAGCATTTAACCTCAGCTCCACAAAACGAGGAGGAAGTAAAAGATACTTTAATTGAAGAGTATTCTAAGTATGATAAAGATTTAAAACTTTTGACGTTTAAGATCCTATTAGAGAAGTTTAACGATAAGTATAAGAATCTACTTCCTGAGCAAAAAAATATTTTAAAAGAGTTTATTACTTCAGTAAATTCACAATCACGTTTACGTACTTTAGTTAATGAAGAGATGAATAAAATTGCCTCAGCAGTTAGAAATCTATCAGCTAAAGTAAAAGATGAAGTAGTAAAAATTAAACTAGATGAAGTCGCTAAATCTATAAAACCTTTATCAAATAAGGATAGAATAAATGACAATCATTTAGTTAACCTTATGCAATATTACGACTTAGTTAATGAACTTAAATCACTATGACACGTTCACAGTTAGTTCAATTAGTTAGAGAAGTAATGCAAGAAATGAACGAAGCCAACACCACACAAGTAGGTGGCAGCGGTTTCAATGCAGGAGGAGGAGAAACGTACGCTACTCCAAATGCTTTTAGTAGAACACCTTCAAAACGTGCTACTAGAACATT